TTGCCGGTGCAGTGACCCTGATCGGTGTGCTGATCGCCAACGGCAAAAGTCAGGCCGTGACCGAAACCAAGCTGGAAGAGCTGACCCGAGAAGTCCGGGCGCATAACAACTTTGCCCAGCGCGTGCCGGTGCTGGAAGAGCAAATCAAGGTGGTAAACCACCGCATTGCAGACCTCGAAAAAGAGAGAGGAGAGTAACACATGGAAACCATTCTTAACACCATTCTCACCCCGCTGCCCGCGTGGCTGGCGCTGGTGCTCATTGTTGTTGGCACTGTGTCGCTTGTGCTGGGGCTTATCCGTCTGGGCTACGGCGCAGCGGTCAAGGGCACTGTGCTCGACCTTATTGCAAGGGCGGAACACGAGATTCAGGGCACCAAGCGCGGCGCAGAGCGCAAGGCATGGTGCGTAAAGATGATGCGTACCTATTTGGGCAACAGCAAGTGGGGCAAGCTGGTCTCGTGGGCTATCACCGAAGAGACCATGAGCAAGGTCATCCAGTTTTTCTTTGATCGGGCAAGAGCAGCCCTACAAAAGCAGTAAGGAGGATATCATGGCAAGCACTATATACGAGCAGAAACGATTTTGTGAAATCAAGAGATGCGGCAAAATCGACCATCTCGGTAACGTCCCTGTAATGGTGCGCAACGCCGGACAGCTTCCGCAGCCCTTCTGGCTCGGTGCTGCCCGTGGCGGCGGCTCGCATAGTCTTTCCGCCAGCGTTGCAAGGGCTTAATGCAGAACAGATAAAAGCTGTGATAAAACGTGCACCGCTTGGGAGGTATGACCGGAAAATCGCCCGGTTGCGGTACGTTGACCAGCTATGCCAAGTTGATATTGCAGCGCGTGTGCCGTATTGTCGGACATCAATCGGCAATAGGCTAAAAAAGATTGATAAAATGCTGAATGTGTGATATAATAATCATGAGCAACGAATTAGCTTTGGGTTTCTGCTCATGCAATTCAAAAGCGGCAGGCTTTCGGGTCTGCCGCTTTTCTTTTTGCACGGATTGTGGTATAATATTTACAGACAATTCGCCTAATGAATTGCTGGTGTGGTCTGGCCTAAAGATTTCTGCCAGCACAAGCGCACAGCTTACGAAATTTAGTCTCCCGCCCGCCTACTCGCAGTGCGTACCATGCGGGAGACGATTTTATATGGTGATGCTTATGTGCAATACAAAAGAAGAACGAGTGTCAAGAATCGCAAAATACTACACCACTTTTCACTTGTTTGGCGATTGGTACATCGTGCGGTTCTGGCCTAGACACTGCCACAGCTGGAAGCGGTTTATTCCGTTTTATATCCCTATGCACTTAGGAGACCCAGATTGAAAAGCTACGGCCTTTGTAGAGAGCGGCATTGCCTGTGGGCGGTTCCGCTCTTGATTTTACAAAAAATCCCCTGCTTTGCCGAAGCCCCGCGTTCCACGCGGGGTACTTTGTAGGCAAAGTGGGGGATTTTGTTTTATTTACACTAGTTTTGTCGAAACTCTTGTCTTGCAAGTCAAAACGTGATATTTTATTTTTGCTTCCAATGTGAAGCCCTTAACAGTTAAGCGCTCATGCGGTTTTTTCCGTGTGGGCGCTTTTCTTTTTTTGTCCTTCGTTGTACCTTCGTTGTCCTTTGCTTTTTGCCAATGCAGTACACTGGATGCACAAGGAGGGATGTATTATGAGCTATTATCAGACACCCGGAGCGCCCTACGTTCCGCAGCCGCCTGTTAATCCTTACGGCGGCATGGGAACGGTAGGTCTTACCACTCCCCTACCGAACACGCAGATGCAACAGGCACAGCCGCAGCGTCCGCAGCCGATGAATGGGCAGCAGCCTGTTCAGCAGTCGGCACAAGATGGCGGTTGGTTGCTTGGCAGGCCTGTTTCCAGCAGGGAAGAATTTTTGGCAATACCATCTGATCTGTACGGCAGACCGACCTACTGCCCAGACTTACGCAGCGGTGTGATCTACTGCAAGCGGCTCAACCCGGACACCTGTGAATCCTATGTACAGGAGTTCTACAGCCCGGAAGCATGGCGGCAAATGCAAGCGCAACAGGCACAGCAGACCGCTGCACCGACACAGCAGTATGTGCCTGTTGAGCAGTATAACGCCCTCGTCCACAGGCTGGATGAGCTAGAAAAATGGCAGAAGAGCTTTTCTAAGCCCACTGCCACAGCAAAGAAAGGAGAATAAGCGATGCCCTCTCCGTTTGACATGATTACTCACAGCCCTATCATGCAGCTTGCAAATCTGGCTCGCGCCGGGCAAAACCCGATGGGGCTTATCCAGCAGTTGAGCGGGCAGAATGCTCCTATCATGCAGGGCTTGAACCTGATTCAGGGTAAGAACGAAGCACAGCTCCGAACGATGGCGCAGAACCTCGCCAAAGAGCGTGGCATCGACCTGAGCCAACTGGCAAGCGTCCTGAATCTGACACTGCCACGATAACGCATCCCTCTAAGCGAAACGCTTCTCAGTTTTGCGGACTTGACAAAAACCGCTTTTGTTTGGCTTCGCCCATCGCATACGGCGGTGGGATAGCATAACGCAAAACTGAAAGGAGTTTTGTTATGGATGATTTTGCAACTGGCTATCTGGCTGGGCAGGACGGCGGCAATAACAACGGCGGATTCTTCGGCAACGAGGGTCTGTGGGCTGTTATTATCCTTGCCATCATCTTCGGCTGGGGCACAAACGGCTATGGCCGGAACGGTGGTGACAACGGCATGAACGCCTACATCCCCTATCTGGTCGGCACTGGCGTAACCGGGCAGGGCGGTAACGACACTCGCGCGGCTCTGTCTGAGGGCTTCTACCAGCAGGATACCTCCCGCTCTCTGGCTGGCATCCAGAGCGGTATCTGCTCTCTGGGCTATGACCAGCTGGCACAGATCAATGGCATCAACGCCAACATTGCAAACGGCTTTGCAGGCGTGAACAGCGCCATCTGTCAGCTTGGCTACCAGAACGCACAGCTCGTGAACGGCCTGGAACGCAGCGTGTCCAACGGCGACAACGCCATCAGCCTTGCCATCATGCAGGAGGGCAACGCTCGGCAGGCTGGTCAGACCGCACTTGCCACGCAGCTGGCGTCTTGCTGCTGCGAGAACAAGCAGTTGATCGGCGACCTGAAGTACACCATCGCAACGGAGGACTGCGCCACCCGTCAGGCTATCGCAGACAATGCCCGCGCCATCGTGGACAACTGCAACGCCAACTTCCGCAGCATGATGGACTACTTCACGCAGGACAAGATTGCCACTCTGACCGCTGAGAACCAGAGCCTCAAGTTCGCCGCTTCTCAGGATCGTCAGAATGCGCTTCTGACCACCGTGATGTCCCAGCAGACTGATACCATCTTGAACCGGGTCAATCCTCGTCCGATTCCCGCTTATCAGGTGGCAAACCCCAACTTGGGCGTGAACTGCTGCGGCTGCTGCTAACCAACACACTCCCCGATAACACCGGGTGAACCATCGGGGCAGGGGTAAGACACCTCTGCCCCTGATTTTTTAGGAGGAAAACATTATGGCTTGCAAAACAAGCTGCAAACTCTGCCCCCATCTGGTCTTGAGCCAGTCGGTGACTTTCGCTAATGACACGCTGACCATCAACATCCCTGCTGGCGCATACCAGAACGGAGAGAAGTATTGCATCGTGGTTGCCCAGAGCATACCGGACACGACCACCATCAACGCCCCTGTGGTCATCACCATCGGCGCAGGTACGACCGCATACCCTCTGACCGACTGCAACTGCGCTCAGGCGACCGCCGAGAGCATCCATACTCGCACCCGCTACGCTACCCGTGTTGCAACGTCTGCCACTGGCACAGGCACGTTCAAATATCTTGGCTGCTTCTGCCGTTCCCACGCTGGCGCACCCGCGTCTATTTCTTGAGGAGGTACAGATTATGGGCAAGACTAATTTTCGTCGCATGATGATGCTCCATGAACACGACAAAAACCGTGAGCCGGAGCGCGACCGTCTTGAGGAAGAGCGTGACCGCAGGGAGCGTGAAATGGAACGTCGGCTGCGTAAGCTGGAAGGTGGCAACGACCGCTATCCCTACTATCCGCAGGAGGAGAACCGCTACATCGACCCCTACCCTATCCCCCGCTACCCTGACGTAGAGTATGGCCGCAGAATGCCGCAAATCGGCTTCTCACAGAACGGCGACTGGGATAAACGGTCTGGGCAGTACGAACGTGGCGGTGCAGACAGCCGTTCCATCAAAATGCCACGCCAGCACCTCACCCACGATGAAGCGGAGGAATGGTGCGACAGCATGGTGAACGCTGACGGCACGAAGGGCTGTCACTGGACGCTGGAACAGACGCAGGATGTTGCCAAACAGCGCAACATCACCTGTGACCCGAACGATTTCTGGGCTGTTATGAACATGATGCACTCGGATTATTGTCAGGTCGCAAAGCGTCAGTCCGTTGACACTCCGGGCTTCTACGCTGACATGGCAAAGGCGTTCCTTGAGGACGCAGATGCCGCAGATGGCAAGGCGTATCTCTACTGGGATTGCATTGCTGATAAGTAAAGCAGAACCCCTGTGTAGCCATTAGTGGTTATACAGGGGTGTTTTGCGCTTATCGAATTATCGTTATTCCTCTGTCTTTCATATACTCGATAAAATCTTCTGCTGGCATTCTCTCTGAAAGTTCTTTCATTGTGTATTGGCGAGTTTCTTCAACCCAATATTTTCTTTCTTCAATGTCAGATAAGTCGTGGACTGTATACCATTGTGTTTTTGAACTATCAAGACCATTTGAAAGAAACTGGACTTTGAACCAATTTGGACGTTTTCTTCGTTCAAACCAGTTCAATTCAGAAAATTTTATCCACGCAATGTTTTTATAACTTCCCTCTTTTTTCCCTTTGCTATTGAAATCATTTTTTATTTTCTTTAAGTAGAAATAGTTTGTTTTTACGCATTGGCTCGGCATATATCTTATACGCCAATCTTTATCTCGAAAGACCATCTTACCTTCGTATGTGTTACCGTCTGTCCCATTGAGATACCAGTGTAATTCGTAGTGCCCTAACACTTTTTGTTCCATGTCGTCCACCATTTCAATATTTCACAGGCGGTTCAGGCAACGGCATCCAGTATGTTATGTTATGGATTTTGCCCTCATCATCCCGCCACTCTTTGAACTGCTCATCGTAATTTGCTATAACAATATCGAAGGCAGATTCATCAAATCCGATAACACGCGGGTCTGTATCTCCCGGAACACTATTCTTTGCACAAATCCACGGGCTTGATATTGGCACGTTTGATACATCGTAAGCACAATACCCAATGCACTGCGGATTGCCGTACTTCTTCATGTAATCTTCATTTCCGATTCGAGCCGCACAAACCATGTGGACATTTTTCCAACCGACACGGTCATCGTCCGTTGATTCGCTGTCGATAATAATATCTTCGGGGTCTAGTACTTTTCTTCCGATTGCAAGATTCCAGTTATTTGCAACATACCGTTTCATTTGCCATTCGTTCAGAAAAGTTTTTGCTTCTTTCATGGCATCTGCCAAAGAGCCACGATGAGGTCTATAAGCAATCATACGTCAATCCTCCAATCTTATCAGCCTAAATCAATTTGGTCTTTCGATGCCGCAACGGACAGGTTATAGATGTACTCCCCTGCCGTAAATCCGTGCTTGCGGGCTTCTCTCGTAACAAACGTCCGCTCGCTGTCGCTCATAAGAATTGTGATTCGCTTGCTACGTTTACCGTCACCCTTCTGCCCTTGATGGGAAGTGTAAGGCTGAATCTCCATCGTGCGCTTTGCATCGCTGACGGACAGGTTGGTAAGCGCAATCATAATCTGCTGGTTCTGCTGAACGATGGCTTGCAGGACTTCCGTGTTCTTCATCAGCACTTGCAAGATTGCATCGCCCTGCGTGTCGGGCTTGTTCTCCTGCGGTGCAAGGCTGTAATAGCCGTTCTTGCGGAGAGACGGAAGAACGTCATCGAAAACCCAACTCTCGAACTTCTCTGCACCGGGCAACTTGCTGTGGGTGATAAGACGGTAAACATCTCCTTCTGGGATGAAAGTTACCTCAATCATTTTATCTTTTGCTTGCGGGTGAGGTGTACTGCGCTTTACAGTATACCGACAATGGCGTTTTACTGCATCTGGCGCATTGGTATAGCCAAGTGCCTTTGCCACGTCAGAAGCACAGAAAAGAATTTTACCATTTTCTTCAATCGTGCGGAGCTGGCCAAAGGTCTTGTTCTTGAAAACGTGAAGTGCGTTACATCTCTTGTTATCCATCATATCCTCCATATTCAACTGTTTGGCATCTTCCATGCCGACCTCATACGCCTTGTAAGTGATGCGAGATAATGCTTCTGCAATCTCATAATCATCCTTATTGAGCGGACGGCCATTGCTGTTTTTCTTGAAGTTTTCAAGAATCTCTTCTTTCGTTGCTGGAATGTTCATTGACTTTACCACAAAAATCTTGCTTGTAATGCAACTATGAAGATGATATAATGGATTTATCACCCATAATCGCATGGAGTGTAATCCCTTAAACTGCCGGTGACCGCCAAGTTACGAACAGTTTAGGGGATTTTTTATTTTTGATGTTCAAGCCATTGCTGGACAGCTTCACGAACGGCTTCTCCCTTAGAAATGCCGTTTTTTTCGCAATAATCCGAAAGCTGTTTGTCAGTATTCACGTCCAAACGGACGCTTGTGCGAACACTGTTCGGGTTTTCCAGCTTTGGTCTTCCCATTTTTGCACTCATGCGTTCACCTCCACTTTTGAGCGCACATTAAGTATACTATTTGTGCGCTTAAAAGTCAACACCTAATACCGGAAGATACAGGTTACAGGTATATCGTGTTTCACGACATACCTCAATCCTCCAAGAAATCCTCCAACTCAATCTTTCCTTCTGCCGCCGCAGCCGCCAGAGCGTACACGAACTGCCCAATCGTCATTCCGTGTCGCCGTGCTTCACGGTTGATGTACTTGCGTTCTTCTTCGCTCATAAGGATGGTAATGCGCTTGGAACGCTTGCCGTCACCGCTTGCAACGCCTTGATGCGATTCCGGCATCGGGATTTTTTTCTTTGTCAAGCCAGCTTCTGCTAGTGCGCCGGGAACATCGCCTTGTTCGATAAGACGTTGAACTTCTTTCGCCTGCTTCAGCTTCTTTGGCTTACTTTCGCCTACTACGGCGTTGTTCGGCTGTGTTTCGCTGTCTTTGGCTTGCTTCGGCTTAATATTGCTTAACTGTGCTTCATTGGGCTGTGTATGGCTTTCTGTGGCTTCACTGGGCTTAATCAATGCTTGTTCGGCTTCGTTCGGCTTTGCTTGGCTTACTTCTTCTTCATTTGGCTCACTTCGGCTTAATGTTTGTTCCGAAAAAATAGGCTGAAAATCAAACCCGCCAAGCAAACCTGTGGATTTTTTGCTGGTTGACTTCATCAGCCTTCACCCCCAACAATATGCTGCGCCAACGCCTTGAAATCCTCTGCGCTTGTGCTCTTTGCCGTGTCACCGCTAAACAGGCTGTGCCGCTCTGCCTGAGCCTTACGAACGCCCATAGACGGTCTAATCTTCACGTCCAGAAGGGTTGTTCCCATGCTCTGTGCAATCACAGGAAGCTGCTCAACAACCTCTTTTGACAGGTTCTCACGGCTCTTGTACTGGTTCAGAAGCAGACCTTCAATCTTCAAAGTCGGATTGAAGTATCTGCGGACATCGCCGATAGTCTGCGAAAGCTGGCTCAAACCAGCCAGTGCGTATCGGTCTGCTGTGATGGGCACGATGATGCTGTTGGCGGCGATCAGCGCGTTCACAAGCGCAAGACCAAGCTGCGGGGGAGTGTCCAGCACAATGTAATCATACTGACCAGATACGCTTTCAAGAGCTTCTCGTAGCCGGAAGTTCTTCCCCATGTCCCGGACAAGCTGCTCGTCAATGTCCTTCAATGCACTGTCAGACGGCAGAATGTCACCAGCTTCACAGTGCTGGATTCCTTCCTCGACCGTGCCTTGCCGGGTCATCACATCAAACAGGGTGCATACGTCCTCTGTCTGTGCGCCGTAGGTGTCCGTTGCGTTGCACTGGGCATCGCAGTCCACCAGCAGGACTTTCTTGCCAAGCAACTGCACTGCACCAGCCAAACAGGTGCTTGTGGTAGTCTTTCCTGTGCCGCCTTTCTGGTTGGCGACAGCTATGATTTTTGCCATTTTATCACTCTTTCTTTATTCTTCGGGTTCATCAGGAAGTGGCATCCAATGGGTTACATGATATAACACATTATCATCAATCAGTTGCGTTTCACTATTGTTTCCATAGAACGCATCCGTCAACACATCATCTGTATACCATTTTTCGCCTTTGAAATCACCATAATAACCGAAAGTAACGCCCATCACTTTATCATAAATGATAATCTGAACGTACTTGTCTGGCATCTTATCTTTTACGCTAATCCAACCCATTCTCGCTCCTTTCTGCATCATCTGCTCATTCTGGCTACTTTTGCAACGCTTCAATGGAATAGAATGCTGGCATATACCTGTCTACGATACCTGCCTTGTCCACGCTTCTAATCAGATAGCCAACGGGTCTGTCCGGGAACGGAGACCTATCCAAAGACAAAATGTCATTATACGCAGCCTTTACCGTCTCGTAAACCGCTTCTCTGCGTCTTGGCAGCTTGATTTCAGGATGCTCTTTCTTCATCCACTTCTCAACTACCTTCGCCACGTCAATGCAGTCCTGCTTTTCCAGTTCGTCACACACAGACCAGTCAAAATCATCGTATCCGCTTCTGCGGGGCTTTCTCACGGCTTTTTGAGGTTCGGCCAGCACTTCACTTGCCTGTGCTTCAATCAACGTCTCAGACGCTTTAATTTTGGGCTTAAACTTGACTGCCACAGCTTTTCGCGCCACAAGGACTGGCTCGTAAGTCACAACAATGTCAGACACGGCATTGATCTCATCCACCGCAACGTCAAGCACTCGCTTACGAAGGTTCTTGTAAACATCGTAGCTGGCTTCCATCGCACCAAGCTGCTCTCTCAACTTCTTCAGATTGATTTCATGAGGTTTGTTGTCCATATTCAACCAGTCCCGAAGAATCGAGTAAAGCAAGATGCTGTATTGTGACTTCATTCGTGACGTGTAACGTAGCCGATACCGAACATATCCGCTTTCGGCGATGTCAAAAAAGATAGAGCGCAGGTCAGGGTTGCAGGTGATTGCTACAACATAAGACCTTGTTTCTGGTACATAGTCCAGTTTTGCCCTCGTGAATAGGACAAAACTTTCAAATGTTCCTTTCTCCTTGTCAATAGGAATCGAAACCGTATTGCCTAAAAAGTGCTTAATCTGCGGCTCAACCCTTCTTGCATCAAGACTTTTCAGTCCAAGAAGCTCCCTGTATTCCGCCAAAGTGAACTCTACACGGCTACTACTTGGGTCTCTCGGATTTATTCTTGATAGGTAAACCTCCAACAACCGAAGTTCTCCTGCGGTGTAGTCCCTGAACTTCGCCCAAACAAGGGATTTGCTTTTCTCGACAAGGTTGTTGTCTGATATTTTTGGCATCTGCTCACTTCCTTTAATGGTCTGAAAACAGTATATCACAAGTAGGGGGACGTGTCAACTGTTTTCGTCCCCCATGACTTGTCTTTTTGTCCCCCATGTCCTTGTCATTTTGTCCCCCGTGACTTGTCAAAACGTCCCCCATGCTTTGTCATTTCGTCCCCCGTCTACTTATTATATATTAAACAAGAAATAAACAAGAGGTTAAATATCATCGTTAAATAGTCGATGACGATAATTTTCAACAATTTCTTTATTTTTCCATTCCGGTTTGTGGATAACTGAACTCTGCATTTGCTAAATAAGACCATAGCCTGAGAAAAGACACACATCGTTAGCCACATTAAACGTGGACGGATTGTGGATAGGTGTACAAAAAGTGGATGGAAAGGTATACCTAATCTGCACAATGGGGGACAGATTGACAAACTATTCAAGCACAAGCAGCAGATTAACGATAACTCGTTATTTATTCCGCGCGAATGCTGTCGATTTACAGACTATGGGGGACGGATTGACAAGGCAAATTTGCCAGATAGGTGTACAAAAAGTGGACGAACGTGGACAAAATGTTCTTCAAAAACTGCGATAATTCGACAATCAGCCAGTTATATTATTTGGATTCACGGTATAGGAATCGTTGGACTTCATAGCAGCTTCTGTTCCAGCGTCCTGTGCCTGATAGAGAATCTCCATCTTTGGAGCGGTTCCGTTCGGGTCTGGGTCTGTTCCTGTAGCCTGCGCCATCTCATAGCTACCAGACACCATCCGGCAAACAGCGACCCTGTCCTTTAACGGCGTGTGGAGGTTTGCCAGAATCTCCGTCAGCACACCGATGTGGTCTGAGCCGTGATCTCCGTACCGGATGTATAACAAGGCATCTATCTCATAGGAGGAACACTCCATCATAGCATCTATGAGAATCCGCCGTTTCTCCAAATCGGAAAGGTCATCTTCAAGGTGCTCCAGCAGTCCTGGATGAATGCAAGCGTCCATGTATCGAGCCACTGATACGCCGCAGCAAGTGAACCAGCGCATAGCCATTGGCAGGGAAATGGCTGCCAGACCTTGCTCCCAATTGGCGACCGTTCCACGGTTCACACCCATTTTTGCCGCCAATTTCTGCTGGCTCAAGCCGGAACACATTCGAGCTATCTCTAATGCTTTGGCTGTTCTCACTAAATATTCATCCATAAATTCTCACCCTTTCAACAAAATCCAGCAAAACTGCCGGATTCGACAAGCCAAAAAATGGAAAAAGCTGCTATGGAGAACCAACAGCAGCCTATGTTATAACTGTATTGTCAAAAAATTCCAAAGAGGAGTGGAACAAAAATGAAAGAAACTGTAATCTGGAACCATGAACGTATGCCGATCATCGACGGAATGCCTGCCAGTGTTCCCGATGGGAAGCCGCACACACCTGAACCGTGGGAGGAAAGCTAATGAACCGAACCGTAGATGCTCTGATTATCCCATACGCTCGCAGACGGACGCTGGAGCTTGTCCTGAGCCTTTCTGGGTACGAAGCTGATAAAGATGCTTATCTCGAAGCAAAAGGCATCCTGGAACGTGCCGTAGTCGCCTTAGACGATGGGCGAGACCCGGCAGACAACATCGAGCGCATTGACGGACAGCTTGTGGAACTGTGAAAGGAGAAGAAGATGGACTTTACAAATGGATTCTATAAAGCCGAAAACCCTGTCGTTCTTGAAGAAGTGAAAACTTTCCTCCAGTCAATGGAACGGCGTGGAGCAACAGTCAAAGACTTGGACGATGCCATTGTGCAGCTAAACAATGTTTCGCACAGCATCAGCACAAACGCGCTTGTCAAAGCAGATGTTCTGGACAAGTTGCCTGAAAACCCTTTTCGTTCCATGCTCAACGGAATGTTACAAAGCAAAGGGTAACTTAAACTTAATATGGCTCTTAATCATTGTCATTGCAATTTTTGGCTTTCCTGATGTGAAGTAATGAGTGTAAAGAAAATGTTCGATTTTTACGAAGTTGTTCAAAATACATTGACTTGACAACTGGAGGGTGTATAATCGTATCAAATGAACATCTGCACTTACCGATCGGGAGGATATGCCACAATGAGTGAACAGGAAAGAGCCAAGATTGACCGATTTATTGCATGGCTGCTGGAACACCCTGAAAAGATTCCGGCGGCAAAAGAAGCAATAACCAATGCATGACAAAACCCCTTGCGCATAAGGCTACCAAAAGCCCGGCGCAAGGGGTTTTATTTGTACCGGGTCAATCCTTACAGACCTTCATCAGTTTTAAGAACCGGCTAGAATCAGATTTTACGGTTTCAGTTCCGCTGTGGCCGTCTTCATACGTCACATAAAACGTGACGTTGGTTTTAGATTTTGCGGATGCTACACCGTAAACAGCACCGGGCAAACCGGCAATTGAACTGCCAACAGCGGAACGGAGTGCGGCGCTTCCGGCCTTCTTGCTTTCACCAGAGCCTACAATCTTTGCGGACACAGGTGTTTCGTACATTTTTGTTTTGAGCTTTTCTCTTTCAAGAAACATATCATATCCGTGTTTGCCTTTTATCAACATCACAACTCCGATGGCTGCAACGATTAAAAAGGCAGTTGACGAATATATAAGGAAAATAAATGAAGCAACCAAGAAAAGCGCACCGAAGGCAAATGAAAACCTATCACCCATGTGAGAGCTTTTGTCGTTCAGCAGTTCTTCTTTGCTAAATTTCTTTTTGCCCACGCCGTCACCTCACATAGTTCTGATAAGCTTCATCAAAGCTTCACGCTTTTCTTTCGGCATCTCTACTAGCTTCTGCTCAATCCATTTGATATCCGCGTCAACTTCGATTTGCGGCTGCTGGGGCGGATTTTCTTTTTGACTTCCAGTCAGTTCTTCAACCGTAACGCCTAGCGCGTTGGCTACTGGCGAAAGCATTTCATCTGGAAAATCTCTGTCGGTAGTCAGCATTTGAGAGATATAACCTCTGCTTTTCCCGATTTCTCTGCACACAAAGGATATATTCACACCTTTGTCGGCAGCGATTTTCTTGGCTCGCTCCACATTGCGCATAGAAAAAGACCTCTCTTTTTGTGCAAATAGCCAAATGTTTACAGAATTGAAAATTGACTATTGAAAAATAGCCACTTGGCTAGTATAATATGAAGCATAGGGCAAACAAAAACCAAGACCCCTGACAAATCTATCAGGAAGTCGCTAGAAAATGTTCACTTTGTACTTCGCAACTACATAGTAGCATATTTTCTAGTAAAATGCAAGCCCAGAAAGGAGAATGGCTAGTGAATCTTTCTAAAATCGACGAGTTTCGCAAGTTACATGGTCTGTCTCGTACTGACTTGGAAGTAGCCGCTGGTTTAAGCAACGGCGCACTGGGCAAGTGGGAACGCTCCGCAAATGGGCCGAGCATTCGACAGCTTGTGAAAGTCGCTGATTACTTCCGTGTGTCGGTAGACGCTTTGCTTGTGAGGGACAAGCAGTAAGTCATAAGAAAGGATTAAAAATGAACGACATTATTTTATCCATGCAAAATGGCGAGCCTGTGGTTTCCAGCCGTCAGATTGCAGAGAGCTTCGAGAAGCGTCATGACCATGTGATGCGTGACATCGAAGACATTATGAGGGGTCTCCCCAAAAATGGGGACACCCCCATGTTCTACAAGACCGAGTACGTCCATGAGCAGAACGGCCAGAGCTACCCCATGTATCTGATGAACCGTGACGGCTTTACACTGCTGGCGATGGGCTTCAATGGAAAGGCCGCTCTTGAGTGGAAGCTCAAGTACATTGCAGCGTTCAACGAGATGGAAAAGAAGCTGACTGAACAGCCGCAGCTTACCCGCTCGCAGCTTCTCGCAACTGCACTGATCGCAGCGCATGAGGAGCTGGAAGAGAAAGACAAGCAGATTGCAGAACTTACGCCGAAGGGCGTTTTTGCTGACGCGGTGAGCGCAAGCAGCCAGAGCATTCTTGTTGGTGAGCTTGCAAAGTTGCTTTCGCAAAATGGCATCAACATCGGTCAGAACCGCTTATTCGCATGGCTGCGTGAGAACGGGTACTTGATTAAAGACAGGAAGCGGACAGACTACAATATGCCGACCCAGAAGTCTATGGAGCTTCACTTGTTTGAAATCAAGGAAACGTCCATTGCACATTCCGATGGGCACACTTCCATTAATAAGACCCCGAAGGTGACGGGTATCGGTCAGGTCTATTTCGTTAATCTCTTCTTAAAGACGGAGAAGAATAAGAGAGTGGAGGGCTGAACATGGAACAGATTATTACCTTAAAGGTAGACCTTGAGTACCCGGACGAAGCGCACCACGCTATTGACGAAGCGACAAAGGCCTACGAGGAAAGCAAAAAGTGCTGGGATGCCTTTGAAATCAACGAAGCCAAAAGCAGAGCACGAGACATTTTGTACAATTTGTGCAATGAAGGCTACAGTATGATATGGACGGTCACGGATGGCGCTGTCGGACTGACGATCTGGAAAAGCTTTAAGGAGCCTTGTGTCGGCCAGTGCTATATGCCAAAAGAAAGCCTGTTTGACATCTGGGTCGAAAAGCTAGTTGCGCTGTGCATTGCCACAGGCAAGGAAGTCCCGAAGTTCATCACAGATAAGGCTGGTGAGTGCTGGTGATGAACTTTTACAAAGCACAAAGTCGCAAGCGGCGGCTAAAGCTGGCGATGGCAGCGGGCGTGTCCCGGAACGATGCCAACAGGGTGCTGTGGATGGAGAAATCCATCAACCAGTGCTTTGAACGTCACAATCGGGAAGCCAGACTGAAAGAGGAGACGCAGCGTGGAAGAAAAGTACTGTGAGCGTTGCGGCTTGTATCTTGGCGTGGTCAGACCGACAAGAAAGTACTGTTCAGAATGCAAGCGCAAGGTTGACAAAGAGCGTGACAGGAAGCACAGGAAGGCTGGAATTACATTCAAACCCCGTAAGGCATTCTGCGCATACTGCGGCAAGCCGATGCTGAAAAAAGTAGCATCGCAGAAATACCACAATGGATGCGCCAAGAAAGCCTACAACGCAAAGGCAAACCTGAACGCGAAGGCAGCGTACAAAATCAAACAGCAAGAAAAAAAGAAGCCGGAAAAGACGTTTCCATCCATCGGAGAAGTACAAGCCATTGCGGACAAGCTTGGAAAGCATTACGGCGAAGTGTCACAGATGCTTGCAACAGGGGAGCTGACCTATGAACGGTAAGTATTACGGAAAGCGGGAAATCCGCTGGCATAGCCGGGAGAAAGACCGGCTGGAACACATACACAATAGAAAGGGCAAAGATGAAAGCACTGGTAGAAATCGTCCTGATCTGGGGCGTTGTTTTAGCACTGATTCTCGCAGCGTTTCTGCTGAACTTCTGGCTGATTCACCGGATTGACATTTTGGTTGGTGTGAACGCAACGCGAGCAATCATCGCGGTTGGTGCTCTGATGGCAACCATCTGGATTTTTGGGCACGAAGGTACAAAATGATGACTCTTGCAGAAGCGATGCAAGCAAGAAACATCCGGTTGTGTGATCTAAGCAGACAAAGCGGAGTTTCAAGACCTACACTGGACGGCATTCTTGGCAAAAAGAAAGTATTTAACAAGGCTGGCGTCCGAACAGAAACGCTTTAAGACTTGCAAAAGTACTAGATGCCGACATAAGCATTGACGGCACGAAGCCATATTACTTTGAACTTACATTAAGGGAATGAAAAAATGAAAACTTTGAAAGGAACAGCATTGTCGGCAATTGGTCTGGCTTCGGCAATCGCGGCGGTTGGCTGCGGTGATGCGATTCAAGGATGCCAGACCACAGCGCAGATGCTTGGCTGGGTGATCGTGTCCTGCGGGCTTCTCGCAACGGCTATCTTTCTGTGTGCGTTGGCAGTCAGCGAGGAGATGGACGAACGCAGCGAGCAAGAACGCCGCAAAATCAAGCGTGTTGCCAACCACACCAACGAGTGGAGGGATGCACGATGAAATGCCCGATGTGCGGTAGCGAAAACATCACAACCGTGGACAGCCGACCTGACCATGACAGCATCACTCGACGCAAGAAGTGCCTTGCCTGTAACCATCGGTGGTCTACCATCGAGATTGACAAAGACCAGTGGCACAGTGCGTTGCAAATCAAAGAGGAACGTAGGAGAGGGCGACCAAAAGATGATTAACCTTGACAGATTCGGCGGGGTGACCGAGCCGGAGGACGGCGTGTATTTCCTAACCCGTGAGCAGGAAGCAGAAGCCAAAGAAGCTGATCGTCTGGCTGAGATTGAGGACTTGCAGTCTGAAATCGAGGACAGGGAAGCGGAGCTGAAAGACCTCCGTGCACAGTTGGCAGAACTGATGGCTGGTTGATTTCTGTACAGCCATGTTAAGCCAAAGTAAGAACAATGAAGCCTAATTAAGCCGAAGAAAGGAAAGAAAAATGGCAGTATTAGTAATGGTCTACGGTCACTCCGGCAGCGGTAAATCCGCTTCACTTCGGAACTTTGACCCGGAACAGGTGGCGGTTATCAACGTGCTTGGCAAGCCGCTGCCGTTCCGCAGCAACATGAAAACCTATATCACCAACGACTACGGCAAGATTGACGCCGCAATCCACAGCACCAAGCGTAAGTCCATCGTCATTGACGATGCCACCTATCTTATGACCGGCGAGTTCATGCGGAACGCAAAGGTCGCTGGATACCAGAAGTTCACCGAAATGGCAGCTAACTTCAACGCCTTGCTGATGCGGGCAAAAGAACTGCCGGACAATGTGGTGGTCTACTTTTTCGGGCACAGCGAGCGTGACGGAGACGGTGGCGAAAAGTTCAAGACCATCGGAAAGCTGCTGGACGAGAAAGTCTGCGTGGAAGGGTACTTCACCATCGTTCTGAAAACAGTTGTGCAGGATGGACGATACCTGTTCAGCACTCGCAATGATGGGATGGACACCGTGAAAACCCCGCTTGGGATGTTCAACGATGCACTGATCGAGAACGACCTCGCCGCCGTAGACAAGACCATTCGTGAGTATTACAACATTCCGGTTCAGAACGAACAAGAAAGTTGAAAAGACTATGAATATTGACCGTATCGAACTAATTGCAGAGATGTCACGGCAGGGCATTAAAACACAAGAGCTTGCAGACAGAGCAGGTCTTCCCCGTTCCATTATAACCGCCCTCCGTAGAGGTAAGGCGCCCACCTATGGTTCCGTTTATTTGGTCGCTAAAGTATTGGGCGTTCCTATCGAATATCTTTTAGAAAGCAAAGGAGAGTAACAGATGAAGAACATCAACTGGAATGACGTACAGGAAGCCACAGAACGCCGTGACTTGCCTGTTGGCGGCTATGTTGCCGGTATCTGCAAGGCAACGGACGAACCCGCAAAGGAGCGTCTGAACATCGAGTGGGAAGTCGCAGAGGGCGAGTTCAAGGGCTACTGGCGTGAGCAGACCGCTTCCCTTATCGAGCACGGCAAGCTGAATCCGGGCGAATGGGCATGGGGCGGCAAAACAATCAAGAGCTACAAAGAGAAGGCACTGCCCTTCTTCAAGGGCTTTATCACCGCTGTGGAGCAGTCCAATCCCGGTTACAAGTTCAACAACGATGAAAAGACCCTGCGTGGCAAGCTGGTCGGCGTGGTTCTCCGCGAGGAAGAGTACATGGGCAACGATGGCAACGTCAAGACGAAGCTGGTCGTTGACCGCTTTACCAGCGTGGACAAGATTCGTTCCGGCGACTATGAGGTCAGACCGAAGAAAACGCTGGCTGGCGGGTCTGGCTCCGGCTACTCGCAGGGCGGGAACGATGACTTCTCGGTGATTGAAGAGGACGATGGTTCGCTCCCTTTTGATTAACGGTTACGCTACCGGGACAAAAGGCGAGAAAGGAACGCTATGTTTTACCGTCCGAAAGTAGTTCGATGCCGCCTGAAAACTGGCGGGAAAAGCATCGAACAAATCAAAGAATCCCACAAGGGGCAAGGGCTGGTTCATCGGGATTTTGAAAGTCTCCAACAAATGTACGATGCTTTTTCTGGATTGATTGTTGAGCTGTCTCTTTGGGAATACGACAACCACGAAAGCTATCATCTCGAAAGCTGGAAGCCAGAAGATGATAAAAAAGTTATGATGGGCGTTTATTACGCAGAGCAAACGCATCCATTCCCTCGATACAAGAACGATTTTGAAAAGTTCAAAGCAGTTTGGGAAGAAAAGAAATATGGCAGTAATGGTGCGTCTCTTGTCTTTGCTCCAGAAGACGTGGAAGAACTCGAAACCATCTGCGAAGAAGTTTCTTCGTCCTGACCGCCTACCTTATATAAGAGCTGCGCTATCTGGCTGGACGGGCGTTTGGAAAGATGATTACCTGTTGTCTTAACTGCCCATCACGCCACCAAGCTTGCCACGACACTTGTGAGAAGTACAAGGCAGAGAAGAAAGACTTCGAGGAACGCAAGGCATTCGTGTATGAGCTGAATCACAGCCAGAGCGTGTACCACCGTGATTATGAGAACAAGCACCGGGAACGTGGTAAGAAACGGTTTCTCGGAAGTGAATTTAGAGGTGAACGAGGATGAGACTTGTTGACGTAGAACCGATTATTGAAGGGTGGAAGAAAAGCGGGAACAGTAAAAAAGCCGAAGCTAAAGCGCTTATGAACAGCGAAATTTACTCTGAATATGATAAAGGCGTTGCCTTTGACTGCGCTGCCGACCTTGTTTTGGCACTTGCCGAACAGCTTGAAAATGCCCCATCGACTGCATGGACAAGCGTTAAAGATAAACAACCTGACGAAGATGGAATTTATCTAACCGTCTACGATTTCTGGTGCTTTGAAAATTGCGTTTCTGCAAGAGAGTTTAGAAATGGCCGATGGGGCGAAGAAGAAAGGCGGGGAGCGGTTAAGTTCTGGATGCAGATTCCTAAAATTCCTAAGGAAAACGAAAATGAACAAAAGAAAGTATAAACCGGGCTGTTACATCATTTCACTTGATGACCTGATGAAGCAGGAGTTTGTTTACTGCGCCGGAAAACTTGTTCACAAAGGCTGGTTTGGTAGCTGGCAACTGCGATATGCAAATAGCGAACTTGCTAAACTGCGTATCAGAGAAGCTAAAAAGGTCGAGGACAACGAATGAACACCGGCAAGCAGTTTGAAGCGGACTTCAAGGCATCCGTCCCGTCCGATGCGTGGTGCTACCGGCTGAAAGACAGTGCTGCCACCTACTACGGTGGCAACGAGAACCTGTCTTTTTCCATCGACAACATCTGCGACTTCCTTGTGTACCGATACCCGATGAACCACCTGTTTGAACTGAAAACCATCGAAACGCCCTCTATCCCTCTGGAAAAGGTACTCGGCAAGTACGACAAGGCAAAGTGCAAATACCGCAAGGAAAAGCACATCACTGACATGGTGGAAGCAATTGGATACAGCGGTCAGACCGCCCATGTGATAGTCAATTACAGGTCGGTCAACCGCACTTTTGCAATTCCTGCAAACAAGGTTCTAGCGTTCCGTTATAACGAGAGCCGCAAGAGCATCCCTTGGCAGTGGGCAGAACAAGAGGGGATAGAGGTCAAAGCAAAAAGGCTGCGTGTTCATTGGCGGTATGACGTGGATGGGCTGTTAAAGAGATTGGAGAAAGAACATGGCAATGGTATTTAAGTGCGACCGATGCGGAGAGATTTTTAATCGGAAAGTCCCCAACATAAACGAATGCTACGGCACGGCAAATTCAATTTTATTCTTGGACTGCACGGTGGAACGCAACCGCTTTGGGCTTGGCGAAGAACCGATTCAACTTTGTCCGTCCTGCATGAAAGAACTGAATGACTGGTTAGAGCCAAACAAAGAAAAACTAGACAACGGAAACAAGAATAAATGGAATAACATGACCACTCAACCACAAAGTGGGATAGCAGTTGAAATCAAGCTTGATAGTGGCGAGCAAGACATTGCTTATAGAAGATATGGCGATAAACGTTGATTCTTGTGCGACAACGATTATGTCTTACATAACGAATCAATCGTTGCGTGGCGATACATCGACTAAAAGGAGAACAGAAGTGAGCAAGAAGGTTTCAGACATTCTGCCCAAGACGGAAATCTTGGCGCAGTTGGCAGAAGAAGCATCCGAACTGGCACAGGCTGCGTTGAAGTTGCGCCGTGCGCTGGATGGTACGAACCCGACACCGAAGAGCGTTGCGGAGTGTGAAGCAAATTTGATAGAAGAATTTTCGGACATAAGTAACGCAGTCACCGCTTTATGCGATGCTTGGTTTGGAGATAACCTCGATTCCGAATGCGAATTTTGGGACGCAGAGCGTGAGATTGAGGACGCTAAATACAAGCGTTGGCTCTCTCGCCTTGAAGCAAAGGAGAAGTCAGATGAATAAGCATAGAAACCGTCCATCGTCTAGCAGACAGGCAATGTCAGCAAACCTCCGCAAAATCGCAAGACAGAACCAGTTATATGGCTTCCGTATGGCTCTGGATGGCATTACATCCACATGGGGCGCACTGATTCAGAACCTTCGGTGCGATGCAGACCTGACCGATGAACAGGTGCAGAAAATCATCCGCATCGGTGACAGGTACTGGGAGATGGTCGGCAAGTTCAAAGAAGAGGACATGACCCCTGACGAGTTTGCAGATTACATCACCGCAAAGTCAGAACAGGTCGAAAAAGAGCTGAGGGAAAGGTGGAGCTGATGAATAAGCACAGAAGAAAGCATATCCACGAAATCGCAGACTCGCTTAGCCAGTTGAAGCTGCAAATTGATGCACTATACGGTGAAGAATCTGCTGCTTTTATAAAAATTCAGAAGTCTATGCGTAATATGGATGCATACGAAATCTCAAAGAACGCAGTTGATATGCTCGAATCTGCATCTTTGAGGGTAGAAAACGCAATCACATTTCTTGAAGATGCGGAGGGCTGAGAAAAAGTGGATAAAGAACAGCTTGCTATCGCACGGTTGCAGGACGCTGCAAAGCTATCCGAGCATCGGTACAAGAAACCGCTCATGGTCACATACTCTGGCGGCAAGGATTCACAGGTGCTTGTGGCTCTGGCTGAACGTGCAGGAATCAACTTTGAGGTGGTCAACAGCCATACCACAGCAGATGCGCCGGAGACAGTCTATTTCATCCGTGAGCAGTTCAAGGCGATGGAAGAACGTGGAATCAAATGCTCCATCGTTATGCCACGATACAAGGACAAGCCCGTGTCCATGTGGACGCTGATTCCGCAAAAGCTGATGCCGCCGACAAGACTTGTACGGTATTGCTGTGCCGTTCTCAAAGAAAATACTGGCCGCGATAGATTTATCGCTACTGGCGTTCGCTGGGCTGAATCAACAAACAGAAAGAAAAACCGTGGAACGATGGAGTTTAGCCATCGTGACAAGGAAAAGCGCATCATCCTTATGGGAGACAATGATGAAAAAAGGCAGCTTTTTGAAACGTGCAGCATCAAGGGCAAGATGACCGTCAATCCGATCGTGGACTGGTCTGACGATGATGTGTGGGACTACACGCACAGCGAACACTTGCCTATCAACACGTTGTATTGCGAAGGGCAGAAGCGCGTTGGTTGCATCGGCTGTCCTATGGCCGGTAGGGGGGGCAGACAGCGTGAGTTTATGCGCTGGCCAGCCTACGAAAAAATGTACATCTCAGCGTTTGAACGAATGCTTGATGTCAGAAAATCAAAAGGTTTGCCGTGCGACTGGCAGACCGGCATGGACGTTTTCCGCTGGTGGATGGAAGATGACAACATCAGCGGTCAGTTGAGCATGGACGATTTGATGGAGGATAACAATGTTTGATTTTGCAAGTGAGCTTTTTGGATTTATGAATCAACGCCCTCGCTATGAACGAGAACTGAAGGAAGATACCGTAAATGGCTATCACATTGACACTTGCGCCGTTGACGATAGGGATTGGAATTATGAAACGGCGATCCAACACGAACAATTTAGGGGTGGGAAGTGGATTGTTGTTCGAGGATATGACAGCAAAGAGGAAGCAGAAGCCGGGCACGATATGTGGGTAAAGAGCGCAAAAGCTGGTTTTCAAAAGCTGTACGATGTATTTGAAGAAAAAATTTATCCAAAAGAAAAGAAAGAAGAAAAGCCGGTTCACTTCATTTTGGCCTATGCCTGTGATCGATGCGTGACCTCCATGAAGCATGAAGCGTATATGACAAAGAAAGAGCTTCAAGAAGAAAGGATTTGCCCATTTTGCGGAGGAAAACTTCGCATGAGAGAATTTGAAATTATGAACAGGTGGTAACGATGATGTTTGAATTTGCAACTCGCTGGCTGGTCTGTCTAGTCCTGCTGGCGGTAGTGGTTCAGTCCGAACGGACAATCAAAGGCATGGTAGACAACCTGTTTGAGAAACGTCAGGCAATGCTCGTCTGGCTGTTCGTCAACGTGTGTCTGACCGTTTGTACGGCTATTATGATGGGGTGGAGGTAAATATGGAAATCAAATCAAGAAACGATATTCCGATGCTGTTTGGTGATATTGATGTTGCGGAAGCATTTTACAAACATTCAGAGCTTTACATGAAAACGGAAAATGTTTCGACTACAGTAGTAGGAAGTGGGAGTTGCAATACATTAACTTACAATGCTGTCAACTTAAAAACTGGCTCATTCAAAAGTTTTGTTGGGACGGAAAATGTGCAGATAGCCAAAGTGCATATCGAAAGGGAATAACCAATGGACAACGAACTTTACTGCCCGATGAAGATGACCAGCAATCCGCTTGGTCGGTGCGTATGCGAGAAAGAAAAGTGCGCTTGGTGGCGACAGTTGGACAACTGCTGTTCCGTCTGGCAGATTGCATTGAAGCTGGACTACATCGAAATGAAGATGAAGAGGTGAGAACTCTTGGCAACACCCCCAAAGCGTGGTCGTGGCAGACCGCCACTTACCGAAGCTGAAAAGAAAAAGCGTGAGAAGCGGGCGCAAAAGGCGAAAGAAGAAGCCGCTGCGAAGCGCGAGAAAGAGCGTGAGAAGAAGAAACAACAGATGCTTAACAAGCGGAAATCTATCCGCTCACAGGTGAGTAAAAAGGTGAAAGAGCAACAGGAGTTAGCGATCACGAGGTCTAAGATGCTGAACACAGGTGATTTGCAGTCGAGAATCGGCGATGAAGAGGACAAGAAGGTCATCGGCATGATTGCAGCCAAGTATTTTGGCGACCTTCCGAGCGTGGACATGAACAACCCGATTGAAGTGCAGCAGCGTCTTGACTTCTTCTTTGACGCTTGTATCGAAGCCAGAATCTCCCCTGTGGTGGAATGGATTGCACTGGTGCTTGGCATCGAATGGGTGAGCCTGAAGCAGATTATGGCTGGTAAGCGCCGTGACGACAGCTTGCAGCAGAAGTATATCTTGAAGCTGATTCTGCAAATGCAGTCCATGTGGGCGTACAACGGTATGTATGGTCAGGAGAACCCGGCAGAGTGGATTTTCCGAGCTAAAAACTACTTTGGTATGCGTGACAACGTGGAAGTCACCGTTGCGCCGCCTGAACAGCCGTTGGGCGATGCCCAGAGCGCAGAACAGTTGGCACAGAAGTACCAGACGGCTTTGCCGAAAGGGATTGACGTGGAGTACAAAGAGGTGACAGACGATGCAAACTGACAGAGGAATCTACCACAAGCGAGTATGCGACCGCTGCGGAGCGGTTCTGTGCGGCAGGATGATGAACCCTGACGAATACTTCAAGGACTGGGCATGGCGCAGGGACACAGGCGACCTTTGCCCGGAGTGCTATGCAGAATATAAGCGATTGATCGGACGGTTCAACAGGGGAAAGAGAGGGCAAAGAAGATGAAAAAGTGCGCTCTTTACAGATGCAAACAGTGCTTTGCAACCATGACGGACGAAGGCGATGTCAGAATCGACAAAGACATTGTTGATTGGATGTTTGAAAACGAAATGGAAGAAAGCAAGATTGGGTTTATCGCAAAGTTCAAAATAAGCGATAAAGTCCTCATCCATCGTTGCTCCAATAACACCGTTGGATTGTGTGAGTTTATCGGATGGAAGGAGATAGAGGAATGAACTTCTATTGCACCGCCGAACATTGCTTTATGTCAGGGATGCTTTTTCATAAAGGCGTTGTCAGGTGTACAGCGCATGACTGCAAAGACAGGACGGAGCCTTCCTGTGGCTCTTGCAAATGGTACGCAGAGCCGGAGGGCGTGTGCGTGAATGACCAGTCAGAACACGTTGCAGACTTCGTGTGGGACGAACGTGGATGTAAAGAATGGGAGAAGAAAGATGAGCGGAAGTAATGTAATCAGGCTGGGCAATGGCATTCTACTGGACAGCAAAGGGAAACTTTTATGCCAAACTGTGGACAAGTCCTGCTCAAACTGTAAATGGCACGACAGATTCTCGTGGGTCTGTTACAACGGTTTGTCTGAGTGCCGGGCTGATTTTACAGACCCGGACGATGTGTGCAAGGAATGGGAGATGAGAAAATGAGCTACGATATTTATCTATGCGACCATGTAACGCATAAACCGCTCAAAGCGGATAGTACGCATTTTATCGCTGGTGGTATGCGCGCTATGGGCGGTACAAAAGAACTGTGGCTCAACGTCACCTATAATTACGGTCACTTCTATTATCGACCAGAAGTATTTGGTGAGGGCGGCATCCGCTCCATCTACGGCAAGACAGGCGCAGAAAGCATCCCGATGTTGGAAAAAGCTATTTCTGCGCTAGGCGACGATGTAGACGACAGCGACTACTGGCACGCCACAGAGGACAACGCCAAACGTGCCTTGTACGGCTTGCTGGCGTTTGCAAAGATGCGTCCTGACGGCGTGTGGGATGGAGATTGAAGGGAGGAAGAGAAATGGGAGCCAGACCGATTGATGCCAATGCACTACGGAAATGCATCGAAAAATGGATGCAGGAGTTTAGCGAAGAATTTTCTACGGAATATCGGTATCAGAGATGTGACTTGGAAGATTTGTTAGATTACATCGACACTGCGCCAACAATCGAGGTGAAAGACAATGGCTAATTATCCAGAATACCTCGAACGAAGCGCACTTATTGAAAGAATCAAGAAAGCATATTGCGATGGCTGCGAGAACTACAATGGAGTTAGATGCAGTGCTTGCGGTATTGGCGATGCCATTGAAGTTGTGGAAGATGCGCCGACAGCTTTAGAGCGTACCGCTGAATGGATTTCGCAAGACGAAGATAAGACGAGGTTCATGTGCAGTAATTGTCATGCGAGAAACAACCGAGACCGCTACAACTACTGCCCGAACTGTGGTTCTTTGATGGAGAACAGGTTATGAGTAACACACTTTGGCATCCGGCAAGCGAACCGCCGCGAGAGCGAACGCAGCCTTTGTTGCTTGCGACTAAGACAACGTGGCGTGATAAAGATGGAAAAATGTTGCAAGGATTTTCGCCAACAGCATATTTTCTTGGCTGTTACGCAGACGGTCAATTCTGGGATGAGATAGGCGAGAGACTGCCGAAAGATGTGACGGTGACGCATTGGATGGCGTTTCCGATGGTATGAGGTGATGGGTATGGAGAGCAAAATTGTTTGGCATTCTCTCAAAAAAGAAGGATACCCGCCACTGTTTGACAAAGGAAATGGCTTCTTTTCATCCGAAAGGCTTTTACTGTCTGGGGTGTACTTCGATTTTTTCAAAGGGAAGATAGACAGGGCTGTGCCATGTGGAGGACTTGTAAAAGACCTTCGGCATGGAATGCCGGAATTTGATTGGATGAACGATAACGGATATTGTTTGCATCGCTCAAAAATTGAATATTGGGCGTATATGCCAGAACCGCCTACGGAGGAATAAATATGGATGGATTTGAATCGTTAACAGAAGCAATGAACCAATGTGCTGCATCGCTTGAACAGCTTGCAAATGCTATCAGACAGTCCGAAACGCAGTGCGGTTACATCAAGCAGAAGCATAATCGGCCTGTATACCGTAAAGGTGCAAAGTTATCTGAAGGTTGCAAACGAATTATGAGAACGAGAGAGGGATTTAGAAAATGAAAAAGCTTAAATTTCCTGAGGATTTCTTTGCATACGACAACCCAAACTGCCCCGACAAGGATATTGAAAAAGCCGTGAACAGGATGAAGAACTGGATGAAGGGCGAAACCTACAAGAGCAACCCTTGGTTCTTTATGGCAGCTGGTAACTATTTGATTGTCGGTCTGATTGCTGAGGATGGGCAGAAAACAATCTACGTTGCGCGGCAATATTATGAGATAGTCAATATTCCGGGCGAAGGTTGGCTGCGTGAATCTGACGCTGAGTGTCTGTTTTAAGGAGAATTAAAGATGGAAGAACTTAAGAGATGCCCGTTCTGCGGGTCTATTCCGACGCTGTATCACGATGGATTGCATCAAGTGGATTCAAAGAGAAGATACCACACAACATGGATGATTCTGTGTGAAAAGTGTCATAATGCATCAATGAGCAATAGCGCTTACTATAGCTTTGGTGAAGATGGCGTTTTGTCATCGTATGACGAAAAAGACGGACGACAAGAAATCACCAGCCGGTGGAACAGCCGTTACAGAGAGGATTAAGTATGGAGCAGGAACGCAAGCCGAGAACATCAATGATTCTTCTGTTGGAACACGTTCATGCGATGGATGAACTGACAGATGAGGAATTTGGAGCATTCGTCCGCAACTACGCACAGTATGTTGAGACTGGGCTTGAGCCAGCATACGACAACGACCGTGCTATGCGGATGCTCTGGAAAGTCGTTAAGGCGTTTGATGATATGAATGCGCAGAAAAGGCAAGAGCGAATTGAGAAAAACAGGCGGAGCGCAAATAAGCGTTGGAACGATGAAAAATGCAAATGCATACAAACGAATACCAATGATGCAAACGCATACGCTGGTATGCAAAATATGCAAATGGATGCAAACGATGCCTTATCTGTATCTGAATCTGTATCTGAATCTGATAAAAAAGAAAAATGTGAAAAGAAAAATACCAACGGAGTAAAACGCTTCAAAGCACCGACTGTCGAGCAAGCCAAAGAATACTTTGCGGACAAGGGTTACATGGAATCAGAAGCAGAGCGGTTTGTTGACCACTTCACGGCAAATGGATGGAAGGTCGGCAAATCGCCCATGAAAGACTGGAAAGCTGCTGCACGGAACTGGATGCGTAACGTAAAGGACTGGAACGGTGGCTATCAGCAGACAATGGCTGAATTACCTGACGAGGGAGACTTTCTGCGGTGAATATTGAAAATCAGATCCAATACATCCTGCTGGGGGCAGTCCTCACGTTCTCGGAATACGCCGATGTGCTACAAGACCTTAAAATCGACGATTTCTGCCCTGAGCTGCGTGATACATTCGCTGCCATTCGTGGCTATTGGGAACATAACGACAAGTGGAACCCGGTAGAAGTCATGGGACGTTACGATAACTGCAAGAAAGCAATGGGCGAATGCCTGGATGCCTTTGGCGCAGAGTTTATTCGTAACGTCACTCACGACATGATGCTTGGATGGGCTAGAATCGTCAAGGAACAGGCAGCGTTGTCCAGAGCCAGAGAGATTGCGTTCAAAATCGTTGATGGCTCGACCAGATACGCAGACATGACAGGTATTTATGAACAGCTAGGCGAAGCAATCAATCTGCATAACGAGAGAAGCGATTTCATCCCGATGTGCGATGGCATAGACAACTACATTCGCAAGCTGGATGATAAGCCGGAGTATATCAGCACAGGGCTTAGAGTGCTGGATAACAACTTGCATCTTGTGCCGGGCAACTTCGTTGTAATCGGCGGCAGACCGTCTGCTGGTAAGACGGCGTTGTCCTTGCAACTTGCCTGTGAAATAGCCAAGAACGGACGCAAGGTAGCATATTTTAGCCTAGAGACCGACCCAGACACGCTCTACGCTCGTATTATAGCAAACCAGCTAGGCGTACCGCTGCACACGGTCAAAAATAAGACCGTCAGCATTGACGAACTTGACCGACTGGCAGCCATCAAGAAATATCCGCTGTTCGTCCGCTCTGCCGCTGGCAAGAGCGTTGGGTGGATTAGAACCCAGTCCATCAGGATGCAAGCAAAAGTGGTGTTCATCGACTATTTGCAGCTTATCCATCAAGCCGGAGCAAAAGACCGATACAGTGCCGTCACAGAGATCAGCATGGCACTACATGAGTTCGCACAGTCCACAGGAACGCTGGTGATAGCACTTGCACAGCTTAATCGAGAGACCGCAAGAGCAGGTATCCCGCCAACTGCCGCAGACTTGCGAGAATCCGGGCAAATCGAGCAGGACGCAGATGCAATCATCTTGCTGGCACAGAACGTGACTACGAAAAAGCGGCCGGAGCAGCATTATCACTTTGCGCTTGAGAAGAACAAAGAGGGTAACGTGGGGTCACTAGACATCACGTTCCAGATGGAAACACAGCAGTTCAAAGAATGCGTGTGGATGTAACGAGAGGAGAATAAACATGAAATACCGCAAGAAGCCAGTTGTTATCGAAGCATTCAAGCTCAATGCACGAGGCCTTGTTGGAGAAGATTGGTTCTGGGATGCAGTAAGTAGCAACGATATTATCACGCACGACTTCGGAAAGTTTCACGATGACCCTGCGTGGTGCGAGATTAAAACGCTTGAAGGGACTATGATTGCGAGGACTGGCGATTATATCATTCGTGGCGTAAATGGCGAAATCTACCCGTGCAAACCTGACATTTTCGAGAAAACATACGAAACGATTGAGTGATAGTAGCCTAGCATTGCTTCTGCGCTCGTATCGTTACAGTAGAATAGGCAAGAAAAACAGATAACAGGGTCTGGGCGATAAAGTTATCGTCTGAACCCCATAAATATTTTTCGTCAATCAACAAACGGAGGAAAACGATTATGAACATCACTCGACTGGAACAAGAGACCATCGTCAACTTCAATGCAGCGGAAGATACTGCATCGGTTTATACCGCTGACCCGGTGTATATGCGCAAGCTTGACAAGCTGTGCGAGCGGGAGCCTGTGTCGTACAAGCTGGTCAAGCAGGACAAGGACGGCAAGTGGTATGAGATGCCCAAGCGACTTGTGCGGTTTGCAACCACAAGAATTATGACGGACGAACAGAAAGAAGCGGCTGCGGAGCGTATGCGCAAGATGCAAGCAGATGGTAGAATCTAATCTCCGCTAAAATCTCCAATCAACAAACGTATCAGAAAGCATGGAATGGTGTCAGGTAGTAAAACTACCCTCTGCGACTATTCCGTGCTTTTTTCTTCTGTTATTTATCGAGAGAAAACGGCAAGGTCTGATTTTGAGTAGAATCCGCCTCGATCGACGGGAGAATTAGGCGAAAGCAGAGTGCATGAGACGAAATGGATGCGACTATTGCATACCAAGCGATACGAATCGTACCAGTTGATACGAATGGTATGCGTTGGTATCATGGAATACCAATCTTCCCCCCTTTCTTCCCCCTCTTTCCCCTACAACCCCTATTACCCCCTATAATCCCCCTAACTCCCCCCTCAAACAAATAAATTGTTTGAGGCCCCCACGCCAAAATGGTGCGACAACTGCGACAACTGAAAACGACAACTAGATGTTTTTGCAAAGGTTCTTTCCCCCTACAACCCTCTATCTCCAAAGCTACACCGTTAGCCAGCAGAGCAGACCGTAGGCAAGAGCTGGCGTGAGGTTCGGACTGGTGGATGGTCTACGACTATTCCACATGGAGAATTGACTTCATTTCGCAGTCGGCTTGATATGTAAAAATGTTGCATGACTGTATAAGCAGTTGATTACAAATTGAAAGTGACTGACCAGCCGGATAGTCTTATTAGATAGTTAAAAGTATTGAGGCATTTGCCGAATGGATAATCCTAGTTGGTTGGTGTGATATGATTGTAGTTGTCGGTAATTAAATCGGAGAAGAACGAACCGAATCGAATGATACAATTATTCCATCAGAATAATAGTTAAAAAGATTGAGTAATTGTCTGCGACTATTATAATAAGTACGATGGTTAAATATTTTGAGGTAATGCGATTGGGATTAAAATTGATAGGTGTATTGACAGCTATTGATTTTTGAGGTGGTCTGATGGCTTAGCGACTATCGCACCTCTCTTTCTCTAAAAGGCGAACGACTATTTTACACAAAAAATACACAGCTATTTGACGATAGTTCGCAAGAAAACGCTACGACTATTACTCTACGACTATCAACGGACTGCTTGTTACTATACGATATATAGGACTTTCAACAGCCAGTCATCTGACGACTTTGTGACTATTCTACGACTATTTTATCGGAGAAACTACGACTATTGGCTACGACTATTTCAGAAGCTGTTACGACTATTCCAGCCGGAACGCCACGACTATTGCTGACCTCTATTAGCTATCGGGCGACAGCCCGAAAAGAGATACGGCGGTAGCCGTCAATGGTTCCGCGCCGCCCGCCGCGCCCCTGCTGCCGGACTGCCCCGCCGGGTGTAGGGTGCCAGCCGGTGCGCCCTGACCGCTGACCCGGTGCCAGACTGCAAGCCGCCGGGCTGAACCTGTACAGGTGGAGACGCTGACCCCTCAGCAGGTGCGCCGGGTGCAGCACTTGCCAGCGATTCACAGGCGGTAGGAGCTAACCGCCGCCGGGCTGGCATGGTCTGTGATATGTTACACTGTCTGGTATGGATCCATAGCAGGGGCACACCGCTGCCCCCCCTATATACATTATTATAATAGGGCGGCTGTGCTGAGCTGTACAGCGTCCGGCGTGGCGGTTGTATCTGGTATGCGCTGGAGATGCTACGGCGCTGTGATACGCTCCAGCGTGGCGCAGGTGGTGTATAGTCGGCTTGTGTGGTTACTGTATTGTGTGCGCTGGAATAGGTCAAATCAACGGAAAAGACACTGTAAAGCCCTGTGCGCTGTTTTGCAGCGTGGGCGGTATATTTGCATTGATGGCAGAAAAGCCGTTGTAAACGTTTGTATGGGACTGTATTGCAACCGAACAAAACAAAAGCCCTGCACCCTCAGCAGATGCAAGGCAAAAGAAAAGCCCGGCCATTGCTGACCGGGTGGAATGCTTCTTATTTGGACGCTTTAAACAACGCTGAGAAAAACCAGAAGAAGAACAGAACACAAGAAAAAATCACTTTGCGGCCTCCTTGTATCCATTGCACAGGCAATTGCTGCGAATTGTATCGATATCAGAGGCGCGCACTTGCGGCACATCGAGTGATATAAAATCAAGGTGCATAACGCGGAAAGTTTTTGTGCAAGTGTCAACCCACAAGTATTTGCAACCGTCCGCTGTTGCTTTTGTCCTAAACTCAAGTAACATATTATAAACCTCCTTATACCACGATAAACCGCTTGTAGCTGGTTTTGCTACTGCACTCTGCGTATACATCCGGGTGCAGCGTCTTGAGTAGCTTACTATCAAGTCGGACGCTTTGCACATCCTTGTAAATAGCCTTTGCAGTGCCCTGCACCATTTCGGGTGCGCCGTTCATCATGCTGATTATATCCGCCTTAATTGTGTCGTTCATTGCTTCAAGCTCTTCCATCAGCCGCTTGTTTTCGCGGTATGCGTTTACTTTTTCTTCAAACGTCGTCATTTTTATGCCCTCCTTATTAGCTGTTGAGAAATGCTATCATAACCAACGCGCCGCTGATCATGCCGCCCACGTACCAGAGGGCTTCCCACTGGGTAAAGTCAAGAGCAATCATACTGTAAACCCTCCGTTAGTCAAATTCAGGCATTGCCAGAATAATTTTTTTGCAACGCTCAACGCTCAAGCGGTACGGCTTGGAGCGGGTCAGGTTGTCCGCTACAATCTGAGTGTATACCATTAACGGCAGCTCAAACAGCCCGGCACACTTGGGATACAGGCGCACGGCCTGATT